GGTGTTGCTGCCTCTACGGCTGGCATCGGCGGCGCCCATCCCCAACGTCCTCCTCGTAATTGAGAATCTCCATCAAAATTAACGCCCCCTGGATTGCTTACTGATGGCACTAAGGTTGGGATACTGGAAGGACGTTTCCAATCACGCCAAGGTAAATACATTGGTTGATGAATATCTCTGGGAACTTCCTCAGTGATCGAAAAAGATGGTGCATTCCCTAAAAAGTTCTCTTGTAATGTTCGAAAACGAAGACGCCATTCGAAAAATAAAACTAATACAAACATCATCCCTATAAGCCATAACATCCAATCACGACGCCAATCAAATTCTTGAATAACTTGTTGAATCATATCTCCTAATGAGTTATGATAAAAAAACAATGAATAAAATTTATCGTGCCTTCATCTTGAACTTACGAATAGGATGAAGTTCTAATAGTTCAGGAGAACCATCTCGCTTTACCACTTCCATCCAATATGAAAACTTACCAGGTGGCAATTTTGGCTCTGCATGGCTTAACAAATATCGATCAGCACCATTCAATCCAACTCGCTCTGGCGCTTCCCACTCTCCCATTCGAATTGTTTCCGGCTTCTTCAAAATCATTATCGTCGAATATGAAGGGCATAAAACCCATATCCCTTGACCTAACGCCGTTGGAATATTCACTTGCGCTTCCCATTTCATTCGTTCTCTATCGACTGACTCCAAATATTGGAATAAATCAGCAAATAAAGGCGCACTGCCATAAGAATAATAGGACTCCCAACAAGGGACTTCTCGCCAATAGTAATGGAAAACAAAATCAAGCATTCGACAATATTCTCGACAAACACGCTGTCCCATTCGAGAACGAGCAAAATCTTGCTGAATTTGACTTGACTCCCAATCGAAATGAACTTTGTGATATTGATCCACCGCCTGCGGATGCGTCCAATCCGTCCATTCAAAACAAGAACGTAAATACTCATTTCCCCAAATACGTTCCCACTGAAACTTCGAATCATCTAATGTCATCGACTCTCCAAATAGAATTGGCACATTTGTCTCCTCATCTACATTCGCTCGACGACTACGACTCTTCATACGACGACGGTTCTGTAAATACTTACACTGATGAATCTCACTGTAAAATAATCGCTTCACCAATTCCATCACAAAATCCCATCGAATCTCATTCTTTGTTAAATCTACTAACGACCAAGGGTCTTGACGAAACATTCGCACTGTTGTATATGCTCTCCACAAATTATCAATTACATCTACCTCCAAAGATGGTTGCTGTGGCAAGAAATCATTTCCTACAAAACAATACAATACCATCGCATCAGCAATCAATGATTCGTGAGACCACTGTTGGGGCTTTTGTCTCTGTGGCACTTTCGTTTTGGGTGGCTCACTCCCAATCATTACGATTCGCTGAACCCAATGCTGACGAAACTTAGGAATATCCACCCAGAAAAAAGGTGTCCCCCATTTTGGCATTCTTGACGTTTGTGCCTCCTGATCCGCTCGCTGAGTCGTGCTCTCTCTCAAAATCGCAATATTTGGACTCACCAAAGACGCTCTCAAAGTTAAAAGCAATAAATCAGCATCTAATCCATATATTAAAATCTGGTCTTTGACCGGATTACTCAGGATATTCGCAATGATTTTATGCTCTCCTTCACCCTTCGTCTGGGCGTCCTGAATCTCAATCTCTATCCCGCCCATCAAATCCTGTTCCGGAATCATCGGTAAAATACCTCGATTATGACAATAACTTGGACTAAAACGTCCTTGCTTAATCGTTCCAATCAAGTTTTCCACCATTTCCGTCCAAAATGACGTCCCTACCGTAATTTTGGCTGTATCGAATATCGGCTGAATACCCTCTTTCGAAGTCGTAAAAAGAACTCTCTCATACTCTCGAACCCACGGAAGTTTATAACGACGATGACGCTGTTGCTCCATCTTCGCTCTTGGAACAACACCATCAATCGAGATAACTGCTCGATGTGTCGGATTTACCCAAGCAATCAAATCAGCCGTGTATTCACTTACCTTATCCATCAAATATAACTCCCACTCTCGCTCTGTTCTCTCCTGTGTATGCTCCTCCTCCTGAATAAGATGCCATACCTGATAAACAAGCGCATTGTAATCCAAATAAAAAGTATGAACTGGCTTCTTATTTGATGTCGGGGCTGAAATAATATCAGGATTCTCCTGAACGATTTTCGAAAATAACTGAGGAATACCCATTCTTTAATCTTCCCTCTTTATGATCTTTTCTAAATCACTTTTTTTAGAAAAAATGAAACTTTCATCGTATTATCACTTTTAAATTAAAAATGACAAAGGACGATATTATTATAGCCAAAAGTTTCTTGACAGAAATCATTTCTGCGAATTATGATGCTGTTATGATTTGGGAAAATCAAAACAATGACTGGAATGACGTCGGCGATATGGATCAACTCATTGAAGAATATTACGCATTAGAGGAAGCACCTTTGGAAGAACAGAAGAGTAAATTGATTGATGTTCTCATTGCTGTTCGTAGAATGTATCATTCTACCAACCTCAGCAAACTCGATTTTATCCAACAAATCTTCGCAAAAACGTGTCATCTCCATCACGGAGAAATCGATTTGGAAGATGGTTTTACGATGAAATTACGATATCCATTCTATCTACAACAAGAACATCTTCGCAATATCTGCGAAAATATTATTACCGGAAAACATCTTCGACAAGTCCTTGATGCGTTCCCGATGGAAGCACTCATCAATTACGGTATTTAAAAGAGTTCGCTTAAATTGTTAATTAATTATCAGTCATAGACACAAAATGGGAAAGCAATCCAAGCGTCGTCCAGCGACTTTATCCACATCTTCTTTGAAAATACCTTTCGGTCAATTCAATATGACTGTCGTTCAAAAAGATGTTCCCATTTGGGGTATCTCTTGTCGTCATCGTGCTGACCGTCGCAATCGTATGGAAAAAGACTGGAAAGCACGTGGTCTCTCTTTAAACTGGTTTATTGTTGATAGACACGAGAGCGATGGAAAGCAGGGATGTTGGGAATCACATGCGTCATTATGGCGTAAGGCAAAGGAGGAGGGAATTGAGTGGCTTTGTGTTGTGGAGGATGACGCTCAATGGATTGGTTCGCATACTAATTTCCCGGTGATACCATTTGATGCGAAAATGGCATATTTAGGGGGGCAAATTCATTGGACTTGGGAAGACCCGATTCAGGAGGCGAATCATTGGGAGAATGGTAAGTTGAAGCAATTGCCTGCGGAGTGGATTCGTGCTGTTGTATGGACGACACACGCTTATTTGATTTGTTTGAGAGATGATACGATGCCAGATTTATTAAAACAATTTATGTCGGGTGAATTACCTTACCGAAATGGATATGAAGTAGATAAGTTTTTTGTGGAGCAAATCCATCCAAAAGAGCCGTGCTATGCGATTCGTAATATACGTGTAATCCAAAGAGGGGATTTCTCGGACATTGAAGGATGTCAAGTAGATTATACACCGATGCTTCATACCCCTTGGGGAATACCGAAACCGAAAATGGAAAAGGGCGAAGAGGGAGAGTTAAGAGTGCCATTACCAAATTATGCGGAAAATGAATTACCGAAAGTTTCGATTATTACACCGACATGGGGACGAGCACATCTTTTTCCTTGGACGATACGAAATGTTCTTACTCAATGGTATCCTTTAAATAAAATCGAATGGATTATTTTAGAAGAAGATTGGAGCGAATATCCGGATTCACCTTACCGGAGAAGGACAATTGATACGGAAGATATTCCTAAACCGAGCGAAGTAGGAGGGTTGGAAGTGCGCTATGTGAAAGTAAAACCAACACTTGATGGAAAACCCCAGACGATTGCTTATAAACGCAATTTGGGATGTGAGTTAGGAAGAGGAAATATCATAGCGTGCTTCGATGATGACGATTATTATCCTCCAACTAGTTTAATGTCAAGAGTGAAGATACTTTTAACTTATCGAAACAAATTGATAGTGGGGACGTCATTGGTGGCGGGTTATGACGTTCATGAGGAGAAGAGTGGTTTTTTGACGGATGGACGGTTGGCATTGGGAGAGGCGAGTATGGCATTTTGGCGACGTGCTTGGTTAAATCAACCATTTGACCCAAAGGAAACGAGAGGTGAATATCGATCATTTTTGAGCGGACGGTGGGATGAGTGTATGGATTTGCCAAGTGTTTTTATTATTTATGCGATGCGTTGGAAACAGCACGGAGGTTTAAGCGCATCAGGAACGGGAGAAAGACGTCCAATGACGGGAGCAAAATGGAGAGAGTCAAATAATGATGAAAATGTGGATTTTAGACAATGGTGGGATGAAGAAACCTTAGAAGTTCTCCAACAAATGAAAGAAATCGATTCACAAAAAAATTGATTTTTATTTTTCAATGAAACGTTTCATTCAAATGTCGGCGACTCGTCTTTTAAAAAGAATCCAAAAAGAGGTGGAAGAATGCCAGAAGTTCAAAGAAGAGACAGGAATTGAAGTTCATCCAAAGAAAGAGGGCAATATCCAGGAATGGGAAGCATTATTTCCAGGTCCTGGGGATAGCCCGTATTTTGGTTATCTTTATAAATTAAAAATTCATTTTCCACAGGAATTTCCTATGAAAGCACCATTAGTAAGTTTTGAAACACCAATGTATCATCCAAATATTTCAGCAGTTGGAGGGAGTATTTGTTTAGATATTTTACAAAATCAATGGACGCCTGTGCTTACTTTACCGAAAATTATTCTATCGATTTCGAGCCTTTTAACGGATCCCAACCCGAGTTCTCCATTAAACGGTCAGGCTGCACGTGATTGGATGAATAACCGAACGGAATTTGATAGAATTGTGAAGGAGTTAGGAGATAAATGGGCGAAGAAGATTTAAATTATGATTACTTTTACTATCGTTTAAAAGTAATGAATTAATTATGTGTAAGCGGTAAGATGCCAAACCCGTGGGAATTCCATTGGTATTTTAATCAATTACCTCATCCAAAAGTTATTCAATCACATCATACACACGCCATCTTGAAATATTGTAATTTAAGTGAATTATATTATGCTATCAGTGAAGACCATTATGAAAATCATCGGTTTGAATTTCCTGATTGGGTTGAGTATATTGATTTAAGTTATAATACGATTTATGATTTTTATGAAGGTAGCACGATTGATTATCCTTTACCGAAAAATCTGGAATTACTAAATGTTGCGGTTAATAAACTATCTCGTCTTCCTGAACGTCTTCCATCTACATTGAATGGATTGATGTGCCGTGGAAATCAAATCGTAAAATTACCGAAAATGATACCAAAAAATATTGAAAATATTAACGCAGGTTATAATTGTTTAACTGAATGGAAACCGAATCAAGTATTAACATCATTGGAAACACTTCGACTTCATAATAATCGAATACGATTCTTTGATTGGAGTAGTATTCAACAAGATAAATTACAGATTTTAGATATTAGCGAAAATCAATTAACAGTTGTGGAAAAACTACCAGAATCATTATTAGAATTTCGTATTCGTGATAATCGAATTGGAAATTTACCAGAATTACCTCCTCAATTAGAAATATTAGAAGTTAGTAAAAACTTAATTCAATCAATTGGTTCTTTTCCATCAACTTTACAAGTTTGTCTAATGGCACATAATCAATTAAAAGAAATTGATGAGGAAAGTTTGATGCGATGTCATAACTTAAACGATTTAGATTATCAAGGAAATCCTAATTTAAAACCGAGTCAAGAGTTTTTGGATTTTATTGAAGAACGATTTCACGATATTTGGGTAAGCGGAGCACGCCAAAGAGCATTAGATGCTTTACAAAAAGGTGAAATCAAATCATTACCTCCTATTTACGACGACCCTCAAAACGTTCATCATATTGATACAAGTTTAATATTAAATGTAAATCGTTTAATGAATGAAAACGATCATTGCTTGGATCCGGAAACAAAAGAAGAATTATTAGAAGAAGCGGAAAAATGGAACGTTCCCCAAGATGTGCGGTTTATTATCGCAGAAGAATGGAATATGCGTTCTTTAAAAAGTGCTGTGAAAATATCCGTGGGTGATTTATGGAAAGCATTCTGGGGGCGAATTCGTGAAATGAAAAAACAAGAACGTCAATCATTATTAAGTATATTGCCAGAAGAGGTTCGACAAAGTCATAATGTTTGTTATACTGGACGAATTGGTCGTATTTTGGGAATATTACAGGGATTTGATGAAAAAATAGAGTTAAATATACCATTAAACGAGCAAATTGTAGCACGATATACGGCGTGCCAGAGGAGATTAGAAAGAAAGAAGATTCCGGAGGATTCTTTAACATATTTATGGGAATTAGAATGTAGTTTTACGTTAGAACTTTTAGAATTAGGAATTGAGACAGATAAACGTAAAGAATGGTTGAACCCAATTCAGGAACAGATTCAAGATAAAATTGAGAATATTGGAGAAAATTGGGGGTCTTTTTGGGAGGGTTGGGATAGTTCGGTGGTTGAGAATTTTAAAGAGAAAAAGGAACTATTTTTGATTTCTTATTCTTCATATTTGAAAAATTGATTTAAAAGAAGTGATGAGAGAATGAATATATAAAATGAAATGCGATCCAGTTTTAGGTGGTATTTATGAATACTGCCGAACATCAAAACACCGAACGGTTTGGAATAAAGATGAATCACAACGTATCAGTGATATGAAGACTTATGAGTTTGAGTTTCATAAGAAACGTTCATTTTTGAGTGAGATTCTTCAAACGACGGATATGACTTTAATGAATATCCAAAAGTATGGGTCAGAGTATGGAAATCCAGGTTTATGGTTTAGTCCAAAATATTGTGTGAAAACGTGGAGTGATTGGATTTTAGATTTACCACGAGTTGTGAATATTCAATCTTATCGTAATCGGTATTATCAAGATGATACGGAATCGAATGGATTTCATCGTAATGAGTGGCATACGGATACACAGATGGTTTCGAATCGGTTTTATGGAAATCAAAATACTGGAAATAATCGTTGGGAGTTAATGGAACACGTTCATTTTTTTACGCAAAAAATTTTTCATCAATGGAAGTGGAATGTTCGTTGTGCGGCATTTCATGGAGAGAAGGAGGCAGTGCTTGCGGTGATTCCTTTATATCACGATCATTTAATTCCATTTTTATTTGGTTCATTATTGGATGGGACGTCTGTTCTTCATTCATATGGTTTGGAATCGGTATTTCATCGAGTGATTCGTTCTTTACGTCGAGAGCAATTTGGTTTGATTTTGAGAGCGGGAGCACACGAGATGGTAATTCGATATAGTGATATTCGTGTTCGTGAGGAGCGTGGTAGCACTTGGGATAATTTAATTCAGGAATTTTTGGGGCTTTTACGAGAGCAGTTGCCGAATCGGCGAATTGACGACCAGAAGGTAATTTGGGAAAATTCTGCGCCGGGTCGTATTCCTGGAATTGTTTTAGAGTGGTGGGTTAGTTGGGGTGAGTTTTGGACTCATTCCGCACAAACCCCTGTTTCTTGGATTCAGTCTCAGGAAGAGAAAACAGATGATGATTGGGAGAAAGAAGTCATGGAAGAGGAAGAAGAGGATTTTGCGGAAAATGAATAAATAATTTTTGAGGTTTCATCTCAAAAATTAAATTAAATTTCTTGTAAAGTTGGATATTGAAATACATAAAAACATTTTGTTTTTTGAAATCCATTAAAATTACTGGCTGCCGCTAATGTATAAGCCCCAAAATTTGGGACGAAACACCATTCTCCAATTGCTAATTCTGGCAAATCAATGGATTGATGAATGATATCCATCGAATCACAGGTAGGACCAAATACAGTTGATTTATATCTTGTTCCGTCTCGCTCATTATAAGGATACAAATCGGGATGTGCGTGATCGAAAAATATACAATTAAAACTTCCATAAACACCTTCATTCATATAATAAGTAAATTCCTTTTCTTTGGTTTCTTGATTGAAACGTTCTTTTTTGCTAATCACATTTAAACATAAAGTATGAGAACCCGAAACAAAATAACGACCTGGTTCA